GTTATAAAAAAATGATTGCACATTTGCAATCGAATTACCAAAAGCGGTTTGGATATTATGACCCAAAGCTAATACAACATTACCTATACCTAGTCCAATATTAAGAGCCGTTTTAAATAAATTCCAAAAAAACTGTATAACTACATTAATTCCCCCGCAAATAAGCGAAAATCCATTAGTAGCAATCCCGGTAAACTTAGCTATTGCATTTGCCACCATAAATACAACTGCTATTAGAGCAATTATAGCTAGTATTATCCATGTTATAGGGCACGCTAATATAGCTGCATTTAATCCATGCTGAGCCGTAGCTTGAGCCCATGTTGCACTAGTTGCAACCCATGTTACAGCTACCAACACACCCTTAGCTACTGCAACAACGCTATTAACAGCAGCCATAGCTAATGTAGCTCCCTTAACAAGTAATATTTTCCCATAATATACAGCAAATGCCGCTACAACTCCATATATAATAGGACTAATAATAGACCAATTATCAGCAACAAAACTGCCAATGGCTATCAATACATTAAAAGCATTAGTGGCTATATTGGCAAGGGTTGATAATCCATTTATTATATTTTGTATTACAATATTAAAGGCATCACTATTCATAACGTCATTTAACTTTTCAAGCACGGGTTGAAAAGCCATAAGAGCGGTATTTTGTACTGATGTTGCGATCTGAGAAAAAGTCTTAGGCATGGAATTAAATTTATCAGTAGTTTTCTCTGCAGTCGCGAACATTGCATTTTTAACAATATCGGCTGTAATTTTACCCTCACCTGCTAAATCTTTAAGGGCTCCTTTAGGTACATCCATATAAGTAGCAATTGACTCTATAATGTTTGGAGCTTGCTACAAAATACTGTTAAACTCCTCGCCTCTTAAAACTCCAGATCCCATAGCCTGAGTTAACTGTAGCATAGCAGCTGATATACCTGAGGCATCTGTACCAGCAATAGTAAACTGTTTATTAAGCTGCTCAGTAAAAGCAATTATCTCCTCGGAGGAACTAAATGCATCTCCAGCCATAAGACCTAGTTTAGATACCGCATCAGCCGTTTCTTGAAAAGCTCCCCTGGAACGTTCCGCTGAAGCATAAATCATATTTTGCAATGTTTCTATGTCTTGTCGCCCATCATTCATCAGATTAAGTCTTGCAGTAGTAGAAGTTAATGTATCTGATATATTCAAGGTATTTTTTATACCTTGAATCCCCAAATACGCTCCTACTGCCCCTTTAATCAATCCTGTTAATTTACTAAAATGATTCTGCCCATCTTGGATTTTTCGATTGAACTTATCCTGACCATCTATGTTATCTCGGATATATTGCTCAGTACCATTCATCGTGTTTGATAATCGCATGTATGACTTATTTGCAGAATCAAAATCCATATCACTTACTGCATCATTGAGGGATTGTTGCTCTGATAATATCTCCGCAAGCTTACTTCTTAACGTTTCTAATTGGGGATTAGTTGATTCATTAACTTTCCAAAAAGGTATCTTATTTAACGCAACTATTTTACTCTTAATACCATCAATTCTTGATTGCACAGACGTAATATCAGAAATCATATTATCTGGTAATATATCCATCTGAGCTGCAGTACTTGATAATCGGTGTTGCTGTTCATGCATTTGAGACAATAAACTACTAGCACTTGCTAATTCTGAGTTAAATCTTTTAATCCCCGAATTAGTAAAAACCTCAAAATTAGGTGATACCCAATTGATATCACCAAACTTAGGAGGATCTATATGTGTGGATCTAATTTGTTTAAAAGCATTATCCAATGCTTGAGCATCTATCGTAGCCTGATTTAAACTATCACGTATGTTATTAAATTTTTGAGTATCTAATGGATCATTAACACTTTTATTTAATGACTCCATAGCTTTAACACTTAAGTTTACGGACTCAATAACATTATGTAGGGTAACACTAAAATTATCATGCAACTCTATTGAAGTTTGTAACAATATATCTCCCCCTTCAATTTAATTTTAGTTATCTTCTCTTTTTAGTTTGACTTTCTATTTTTTTCCGCTCTTTTTTCTCGCTATCGACCTTAATGTCTATACAAGCAATAACAAAAGCTTTTTCATTATCATCCATATCTAAAAATACAGAAGGAAGGATCTTAAGTTTCAGAAGGGCATAGTAAGCATAATTTGCTTCTCCATCCCCTCCTAATATTAGTTTTTTGCTTCTTCTACCTTTTCATTTAAATCTATATCAAACCCATTGTAATCTTGTACAAACCAAGCAAGCTTTTGATATTCCGCTGGATCATCAATCATTTCCTGGATTAATTCTTCTGGAGTATACACTCCGTATGAATCCTGTAAATCTTTATCTAATAAATTTGGCTCTATTACACAAGCACAAATAATTTTTGATATGTATTTATTAGAATCTAATCTTTGTCTAAAAACATTTGGTTTACCCTTTACAGGAACATCTATAGTACAAACCTCTTTAATTTTTTCATTTTCCTTAGTAGTTAAAGCTCTAATAGTAAATTTGACTGGTTCTCCGTGTTCATCCAATAAGGATTTAGTAGGAGCATATGTTGTATTTTCCTTGAGGATTTTGCTTTGCTTCATAAAGCAGCTAAATTTAGACATATTAAATCATCCCTTCCATCGTTTTAAACTCTTCTGGTATTTTAAATCTTTCAAACGTAAAATCCATGCTTTCATCTAGATACTCTCCATCTGCATCAAACTTTGCTAATATTCCACCATCTATGTTGCAATCATATAAAACTACAGTTTGACGTCCAACAGTACTAGTAGGATCTTCATTTGTAATTTGAATATCAAAATAAATGTCTTCTCCTGTATCTTGATATCTCTCCATTAACTTTCTGAAAATTGAACTATTGTAATGAAAAGTTGCCGACCCTGTACCTTCAAATCCAGTACTTTTATTACCTTTTCCTGTTTTACCTAAAATAGGTACTTTGGTCTTAGTCTTTTCAAAATTTGCTTCAAGGTTAATAGCTTGCATAAAATTATATCTATTACCTTCAATTGTTACGTAGCATTCAGCTAGTGATGCAGTTATTGCATTTCTAGCATGCATTGTTATATTACTCATTTCAACTCCCCCTTTTACCCAACTTTAACCGACATGTATAATTTAGTCATTGTATTTATAACCGTAACGGCATTATTAACAACAATAGACTTTTTATGATTGCCTTGAGAAATTGTTATATCTTTATCGGAGAAATTCTCAATAGCTCTAATATCCTTAAGTTCTTCATGCAACTTCACAATGGCAGACCAAAAAGATATCCTACCTGATTCATCATTAGGAACACTGCCCATAAACTTAGTATTAAATATTGAAGCAGTACCAATTGCTATTTGATCGATAAGCCTTATTGTCTGATTATCCTTAAAATTTTCATCTTCTTCTAAAGTAACAGTAACTTTAGAGTTAATATCATCTAAAACTCTTATATCATCTAAAACTTTATGATAAACAAACTCACCTGACAAAATAGAATCAGCTAATTGGTTTTGAGTGTAATTTGTATCTACTTTAAACTCCCCATTATAAATTTTATTTTGGTTTGATTTATTAACCGCACACCCTGCAATTAATCCTGTTGTGAAGTAAACCATTGAAGATTCAATATCTCCTAAAACTCTATTTTTTACGTTAACAACTCCCATATAATCAGCTGCACAATCATGTATAACTAATTGAAATTTATTTCCTACTTCATCCCTAAGCCGCCTACAAAAATTTGAATATAAAGATTTTATAGTATCATCTGTTGTAAGAACTCCCATAGCATTAAAACTATAAGACTCTATTTTATTTAAATAAGATTGGTGGGACGCTCCATTTACTGTTCCATTACTTCCTCCAACTAAAGGCACTCCAGCAGTAGCATTTAAAACTAGATTATCTTTAAAATCTACATAATCATTAGATACAAGCTCTTCTTTGTCTGCTACAATTTGAGTATCAACAACTGAATCATCAAACATTGTTACTACATCAAATTTAGATGTATCATCAATATTAACTTTAATCACTATTTTTAAATCATTGCCCCGAATCCCACAATATTTAGCAATAGCAAAAGCATTAGATGCTTTAATTCCATCACTAGTTAATTTATAGCAATAAAGAATTCTTATATTTTTAAATAAATCCCTTAACCCTTTGAGCTTTTCATGAGTATAGTCATATCCAAAAATTTTAATTGAGTTTTTTATCATGTCATCATAAGTAACTTCAAAAACTTCATTGTCAATACCCCAATCTAACTCTAGGGGCATTGTCGCTAATCCTCTTTCTGATATAATAGGGCTAGCAGAAGAAACAGAAACAAAATTTATGTATGTTCCTGGTAAAACTTTATTTTGAGTTACAAAACTTCCTCCACCTAGAGCCATTAAACGACCTCCCTTTTCATAAAAACATCAATAATGTCTTTAACCTCGCTAATTTTATATCTTTGTTTCACATCAAGCAATTCAGTCAAAATATCTCTACTGGAACTAAACATTTTACTGTTTATGATTTGTTCTTTTGTAAACCTAACTTCAACTTCTGTTTCATTATCTCCAACAACTACAGTAGATTCTTTAACTTCTCCTACAGCGTCTTTTTTCAACTCTCCTCACCTCTTAATCGTAATATTATTTTTAATATCTTCCATGTAAGTATCACTTTGTGATCTTATATTAAACGTTTTATAGTTAACATAAAAATTCAGCACAGAATCAATAATATCGTATTTCATGTTCCATCCTCTTTGTAAATGTCCATCAACTTCTATAACTTCTAGGCATTTAAACAATCTTTCTCCCACTTCATGACATTCTGAATTTTCATTTCCTTTATTAGGAAAATAATTTATACAAAATTGAAAGTCTCCAAAATATCTTCTGCCTAAAAACACGTTGTTGCTTGAATTAAAATTATAAATAAAAAAACAAGGTTCATTAAAACCTTGTTTTATAGATTCAGTATAAATTTCATATTCATCGCCAAATTCAAAGTTTATTGATATACTAATACCGCTAATAAGTGAATTTACCATTTAAACAATCCCTCTATTTTTTTAAAGCTTTAAGTACAAAATTATGAATAACAATACGCATGACTTGTTTTACATCATTTTCAGCCTTTTCAAGCATAAACTTACCTTCAACCCATCCTCGATGATTTTTAGTTCTGTGCCCTTTCTCAACATAAATCGCATAAGGCACAGCATTATATACATCTATCGTAACACTTTTGGGGTTAGATTTTACTTTTGACAATTTCCAACCACGTTTTAAAGTTCCACCATTCTTCGGACGTTCTGGAGTTCTTTTTACAACATTCCTAAGCACCCTACCACCAAGTTCTTCAGTTATATCTTCCATAAGCGTATAAAACTTACTTGCAGGAAACACCCCTCCAAACTCCTTTTTTAACTTCTTAAGACTTTCAAAATTAAAACTTCCCACATTAACTCCATCCTTTAAATAATTCTAAAATTATCTCTTGGTGTGTTGTATAAACAGCTGCTTCTCCGCTATTTTTATATTCCTGTGTGATTCCATTTTGGTTAACGATAATTTTACTCCCGGCTCTAATAATTACATCTGGAGAAAGAATCAAACTTATAGATTGAGCCAAAACAGAAAAACTCTGAGTATCAGAAGTACTTGTAACATTTTTAAAAGAAAGCTTACAAGGTTCATTTTCTAATACAATCACTTCTTCAAATCCAGTAGTTTTATCTTCGTTTTTAACCTTTCTATATTCAACAACGCTCAAAACTCCAATATACATTGATTCTTTGGCTTTTCTTATTTTTACCATCTGATTTTGCGATAACATGAAAAATCGATCTCCTTACTAATTAAATGATTAATCAATTCATCAAGTATTTGTTCTGGAGTTTTAGCAGCATCTGTAAAAGTTATATTTGTATCTCCTTCTTGTATTTGCTTAATAGGCGTCTCTAAATCTATAAATTCTAAACTCTTAGGATCGATTGTCTTTTTCTCTAAAAGAAATCTTCCAACAACATTATCTACAAGAGAAAGTTTTAAAGATCCTGGTATGTCTGATATATTGCAATCAATTTTAATAAGATTTCCTAACTTCTCAGTTAAAAAACGAATTATATATAAATCATTATGACTAACTTTATATCCAAAGTATTCTAACCTTCGAATAACTAAATCTTCCATGTTTTAACCTTTAGATATAATTCTAGCTATCGCTATAGATTTATGGGATATAGATTTATCACCATCATTAATTAAACTCCAGTTTGCACCATTGGATAAATCATCGTTCGAAGCAGATGCAGTTATTGATGCAGGCTTTTCGAAACTAATCCCATCCACACCACAGATAAATCTATCTCTGACATATAAAGTATCCTGTCCCCCTTTTGTCTTAGGATCTCTAGACATTTCATACGGTACAGAATCTCCTATATCATCTAAAATTATTGCACCAGTACCTAATACATATGTTGTATATGTTGGGGTAGATCCAGCCTTATTCACATCACTTACAGGCATATTATCATCAATTAAAACAAGTCTTCCATTCCACGTAGCTAAAGACAATTCTCTTTCAATTCCATCCGAATCTGTTTGTGTCATATATTTTAAAAGCTTAAGATTTTCTAAATTTGTTGCTACCTCAGAGTGCATAATAACAAGTTTAAAAATATTTTTGTTATCTCCACATGCTTGCTGAATCGCTTTATTTAATGTATAAGCATTAACTTTACTGTCATCACCTGTCTTAGTACTTAAATCATATGTATGTTTTTCTATAAACTCTTTTGCGGATTTTTCCTGGACTGTTCCAGTGCCTGTAGTCATAGAGAATATTCCTTTTAACATAGCTAACAATATATTTTGTTTAACTTCCATTTTATAATCAGCTACTTGAGCCGCTACGTTATCCATAAAGTCAACACCAGCAGTTATGTTTTTACTAAAGCTTCTTTCTGTCCAGCCGTCCATTCTGCTCGCAACGACAAAGCCTTGTTCAAACGTAGTTGTATTTGTGGATGATATATCTGTTGCTCCGTCATTGTTTTGTGATGTCTCACCTGTTATTCTCCCAAAATACGGTACTCTAACGTATAAAGAACCTGTCTGATTAGATAAAGCACTTGCAGCTTGATCATTCTTTCCAACGGCTGTGCTTTTTATTAATTCGTTCTTAGTTACATTTGGTATCCTATCCACATAATGCCCAAAAGCTAATGGATTAAAAGTTTTAGAATCAAATTTCATAAATACCTCCTATTTATTCAAGTTTAAAATCCGGATTATTTTCCATGAATGAAACCAACTCAGAATATGTCATATTTTTCACATCTGTGTTTTGCCTGTCCAATAAAGACTCATAAGGTTTTAAACCTTTTACCATTGTTTCGTGTGAATTAAATAAATAAGGCTCACTCTCTTTTATTTTTTTAATTTGATCTTCAAGTCCTTTTATTGTTCCATCTTCTTTGATATCAAACTTTTCAACCTCTTCAAGTAAAGCTTTAACAGATTTGTTATTTTTAGCTCCTGCACTAGATAAAGCTTTATCAATTGCAGAATCTATTTTAAATTTCTTCATTTCTGCCAAATATTCTTCTTCTCTAGATTTATTATCCTTTTGTAATTGTTCAATCTGTTTCTTTAATTCTTCACTATCACCACTAGATTTTTTTAAATCCTCTAGTTGTTTATCTCTCTCTTTAATACCTGATTCTAATTTCTTTTTTTCACTGTTCACTTCGTCGAATCTATATTTAGGTATGTAATCTTTTAATTCTTCAAGTGACGCTGTTTCACACTTCTTAGCAGTTTCTTCATCTAATCCTAATTTAATAAAATCATTTAATTTCATAATTTAATCCTTTCAAAATCATTTTTTAACCCAGTTCAGTCTGGTATTTTTTGACTTGTTCTTTTTCGTCTGCAATACCAAAAAGACGCACAAAAAAACACCACCAAATCTCAGTAGTGTTTTAAAATTTAATTATTGAACCCAAAATAAACATTCTCTCGCATCTTGTAAAAATTTTTTAGCTTTATCCATGCGTGAATTCTCACTAAGAAAATATATACCTTCAGGTTTGATTTTAAAATTATCTTGTATATTAATACGGTCATCTAAAACAAAAATATTTTTAAATAAGATTACTCCTTCAACATATCCAGAATAACATAATTCACGAATAATATACTCCCAATAACTATCTGGTATATTAACTTTCAGAACTTCACGTAAATTACATACATCAACCCTCGCTCCATTCTTCAAGCAACTATATAAATAAGATAATATCTTAAATACTATTACGTCAAAATCATCTTTTGCCATTTGTAACATTCCTTCTAACACAGATCTGTATAACTTTATTTCTTTTGCTCATCATTCTGATTCTGAGATGCTTTAATACGCTCGTCAATCTCATCTATTATACGACGTCTCCTATCTGCTTCTTTCAACATCTCATTTAGTTCTTCGTCAGTCATTTTTTTAAATTCAGAAGCCCAACGTTCCTTAATAGATCTAGGTCTTCTAAACTCTAATCCGTAAGTCCTTTCAAATGCTTCTTTTAACATATTCCTTTCTTCTTCTGTCATGCTAACCCAGTGCTTCTTTTCATCACGATACAATCTTTTCTCAAGTTCTCTATACTCATTTATCATCTTTGACTACCTCCAGAAATATTCTATTGGCTTCTATTTTTAAAACCCTATATTTAAGACCTCTAGCAAGCAATAACTCATTTTCATTTTCGTATGCACCATTATATCCTAAATACGCAGACACAGTTCCCATGGGAACCTTTATTTCAACCATAAAGTCTGTTCCAAAAAAGGTCGAAAAATCTTCCGCTACACCTTCATCAAATGAAGTACTATAAAAACATTTAATGTCAAAGACATCCCCAACTTCATAATTTTCAAAGTAATCCCTATATGTCCCCTTATAAACTATGACATCATCTAAAAGTTCAAATTTATCTAAAGCACTATCAATAAGCGAAATTTTATTAGCAATCTCTTCTTCACTCACAGAACCTTTACCAAGGGCTTCATTAATATCTTCATATCCATTTTCTGAATAATCCTTAATTACATCAGCTTCAGCATCACTAAGTCTATTATACCATTTATTACTTAATTTTTGATAGTCATTAATTTCTTGATTATTAAGAACCCTATATTCAATTTCATTCTTCTCTAGATCTGTTCCATCGATGTATTGTCGTTTCCAATCTTTATATCTCATATTAGATGGTATATATATCGTATTCCCATCTCTATCTGTTGCAACACGTTCTCCAACACCATAGTCATCATAATAAGGAACTATAATTGATCTACATCTGGGATGAAATGGTGGAGCATTCACTCCTATCTCCATATCTTTTAAACTAAATACTTGTCCATCAAAATCTTGACAAATTGGAGATGTTTTCGAATCCAATACTGCTACAACTTCATATTGTTTTATATTTAGTTCCTCAAAAGCCTTTTTTTGAGATACGGTATGAAAAAATGCCACCTCAGTCATAACCAGACGGGCAGCATTTGATTTTTGAGTATTAAATTTATTAGCAAAGCGTTCTATTAATTTTTTGGGCGGCCTACCCAAAAAAACATTTTGGATTAATTCATTTTGTAACTCATTAACTAACTTATCTCTATTTCCCCATATCCTGGCAGAAAAATTTTTTCCATCTCTTGCCCAAGGCTTAGATATTAATTTATCCAATAGAGTTTCATCAACTCTATCTATCGGAAACCCAACATTAAAACCCTTCTGTACTTCGAATATAGTTTGATAATAATTTTCAGCAAATACATCTCTTAAGGTTTTATCTAATTTATCCACTTGATTACCAAAAACTAATTCAACTTCTTGCTGTAATCTTAGTTTTAAAGCTTGTAATCGAGTTACATGGAATTTAGCCGATGCGTTTTCAAGTTCTTTCATCCACCGAAGGTTAATTGCATTTTCTCTACCAGCTGCTATATATTGCTTAACATCCCATTTAAACTCTTCCAATTCTTTTGAATTTAATAATAATTTAGCATCATGTATATCCAATGAATTATTAACAGCAAATCTTCCATACCAAGCTTCAATTTGTTTTTCAATTTCTCTTTGAGCTTTAATCAAACTCTCTTCTATGTTTTTATAGGCTTGGTAACCTTTCTTGTATGAAGATTTCTCAAGTTCAATAAATCTATTTTTCCAATAATTATTCATCTTCAGGCTCTTCTTTTTCAAAACCGTAACTATCTAGTTCTTTATCCTTCTGAGCTTCTAGTCTTACAAGTTCTAATTCAACATCAGATATCCATGGATGCTGGGCAAGAATTGTTTCATTAGATAAAATTCCCATAGATTTAACACAATTTTCAATCGCTTCACTCTCAGAAATCAAAATGTCTCTGTTAAATATAAATTCAACTACTTCATTTTCAAAATTACCTAAACCTTTAATATTAAAATGTACATTTATAAACCATAACAATTCCTCAAAGGAAGCTTGAAATTCTGTTTCTAACGAATTTGTATCTAAATCAATATCAGAATACATAGATAAAATATTCATCTGGTTAGGGGTGCCAGATAATCTATCGTCCTTAGCATCATAACCCATCGAGTTTTCTATAATGGCTTTTTTAAATATTTCTAATATAGTTCTATAGTTTTCTGAATTAACCTCAACATGTAGAGAATCCACGCCTCCATTTGTAGATGAATCGGTTCTAACTTTTACTGCTCCATATGTAGCTAGATTACGTCTGAACTCTCCTAGATTTTCACCGTCATAGTTCTTGATTATAAGAATCGTATTTCTAGAGTCTTCTTCCATTTGGTTTTGAAAATTAGATTCTAATAAATTTAATCCATCTTGAAGTGTTTTAACCATTTTAATCAATGGTATTTCTTTGTGATTATATTTGAATGGAATTATAGGTATCTTATACCAATTGTAAAAATGCTCAACTCCATCTTTAATCCGGATTAAATAATTAGTATGATAGGGTTCAACTAATTTTAAATTACCTCCCACAAATTCATAATGATCAATGCCTAAGTCAGAGTACACTTCAACTTTTTCTACAGTTTCATAAAATCCATTTTTGAAAACTTCAACATTAAAGAATCTAATTAAATATTCTAACTCTGTGTGCTCTGAATCAAGCCAATGTGGTATAACCTCAAAAGGTTTAAATCGTTTAAAACTTAGCTCTCCTAGCTCATTATAATACACAAATAAAAATCCAATACCACAATTAAGAGAATCTTCAGCAATGTTTTTAATGATTCTTTGAAACCTTTTATTAAAAATAGATTTCAGTAATTTTAAGTAAGTTTTATTTTCACATTCTATAGTTAGTGGTTTAGCCAATAAATAATCAACCTTTTGATTAACCATCTTTCTGTATTGATTATCTACAATACGATTATTAGGTATGTTATGTACTTCATTTAGTTCTCCATTTTCTCCTATAGCTATTCTAGTTCTTTTCAAAATATCATGAAGTCCTAAATAATAACGTTCTCCATCTATCATCGCTTTTCTTATCATAGAAAATTTAAATTTATTAATTTCACTAGTTAAAAAACTAATATCTCTTAGAATATTTTTCACCTCCCTTTTATAGCTCTATATATTGACAAATTATATCGAATTCGATATAATTATAATTATTAAATTAGAAATGGGGTATATAAGTGCCGGTTATATCATCATTTTATGGCATCATCATATGCATGAACTGGAATGAGCACAATCCACCACATTTACACGCTGAGTATCAAAATTATAAAGCTGTATTTAACTTTGATGGTAAATTAACTGATGGAGAAATAAGCACCAGGCATCAAAAACTTATTGTCGCGTGGATTGAGATACACCAAGATGAACTCATAGCAAATTGGAGCTTAATGAGAGAAGGGGATTATTTTAACCAAACAATACAAAAAGGAGCCTATACAATGAACAATATACCAATGTGGGTTGTTACAAAAGTAGAACCTACACCTGATTACAGGCTAATACTTAATTTTTCTGACGGATCAACAAGAATTTTTGATTTTAATCCTCTATTAGATACAAAAATATTTGAACCTCTAAAAAACCCCGTGCTATTTTCTAAAGCCAAAATAGAGTGTGGTACTGTAGTGTGGAACGACGATTTAGATATATCTCCAGAACACTTATATGAAAACAGCACTATAATAGACTCTCCAAACCATACATACAACCAATTTATCTACGATTTTATCCAACAAAGAAAATCAAATAATATGACTCAACATGATCTAGCCACTGCTTGTAATTTACCTCAATCAGCTATAGCCCGAATCGAAAACAAAAGTTCTTCCCCACAATTAAACACTCTACTCAAAATAATAGATATTTTAGGATGTGAATTAAAAATAATACCTAAATCCTCTAAAAAAGAACAAGATTAATAAAAGCGGCTGTTGCGTTTTTTTGCAATAGCCCCTATTATTAATCAAAACTAAATATATCACCTCTTATAAACCCTTCTAGTGCGTATCTCATAGCATCCATCAAATGATTAAAATCATCAATAGGCTTATTAATCTTTTGACCTGTCCTCTTATCGACATCCCAAGTATAGTTGCTGATCTCAATCAAAAAATTCACACATTTGGGATGTATTACAATTTTAAATCCCTGTATATAATCAATACCATTATTAACACTATCTCGACCTTTTCTAGCTCCTCTAATCCTATAGAGACCTAATACTCTAAGCCTATCAATAGATTTAGGTTCAGCACTATCAGCTATTATTCTTTCTTTTGCATACCCCTGTTTCAATATCTCATTATATATATCCTCATTAGACATACTCTTTTGGTACATCTCATCAAATACATAAATAATCTTATTAGCATTATCAATAAGTCCACAAAACAAAGCTGATGGATCGTTGGTGTAACCAAAATCTAATCCAAACGCTGATTGTATACCTGATATTTTTAGCACTTCATTCAAATCAAAACTCTGCTCTACCCAATTATCATATACAAGTCCATCAACTATACCCCACTCACCTAATCCAGCGACTTTATATCTTTTAGGATTATTGATCTTCATAGTCTCAAACACTCTTAAATCAGATTTATCTAGCCACTCATTACACATATAATTTGTCGTCATAGCTAAAATTTCATCATCCTTAGTATCAAAAAACCTTTTCTTAATCCAATGCTTTTCATTCCAAGGATTTAGTGTGAGAGTAATTTGTTTAAATAAAAAAGGAGCAGCATCTAAGCTACCCCTTATAGATTCGTCCAAAACATTAAAATCATCTTCATTGCTGATCTCATAGGCTTCCTCAAGCCACATCCAACATAAATAACCAACCTCAACTGTGATCGATGTTACTTTAAATGGATCATCTAAACCTCTAAAATAAATCCTTTGCCCTGTAGGTATGTACATAATCTCCAAAGGACTCTCTTTAATATCAAAATAATCCTGTACACCTAATCTATTTATAGCCCATTTAAGCTCCGTAAAACACGAATCCTTAAGTGTCCTATAAGTCTTACGTACAACCAATAGATTAGCTTTAGGATGCTTCACAAGATTAACTATATAATACAAAGCTGTAGTCTTAGATTTCTTGCTAGCTCTACTACCTTTAACAACTCTATACCGTCCTGTAAACTCCCAAAAATCCTTATATCCATTACCTACAACATCTTTTAAAGATATCAAATTAAAGGATCCTCCACTATAGGAGCCTCAAAAAGCACTAACTGGTCAATGTCTATACAATCTCTCTCATCCCTATTGCCCTTTAAATCCCATGCAACTGTATCATTAAGTATAGTCAACGTAGATTTAAATACATTGATATCCTGCAAAGGCTCAAAAACTGTATCTTTGTTTAACAAATGCCTAACATCATAAAATCTAACAGATCCATCGTTGAAGTAAACATACAACCCGTAAGACTCATTGGGAAATACCTGGCACACTTTTGGATAAAAATATGTAAAATCTAAATCTTGCACAGCTACGCACCTCCTAAATAAGTGGATTTATACGATTAAGAGGTTTATCCTGTCTAGCCAACTCCCAATTTTGCATTAGCTCATCTCTATGTATCTCACACCAAGCAAGCACAAGTTTTAGTTGCCTATTAGGTATATATCCTTTATCTATAACCCCATTTTGTATTAATACGGACGCTTTATAGCCAGCATACTCAACATGGAAATGTGGTGGATTATGTTCATTCCAGTTCATTGTTATTCTTATACCATAAAACAAAGATATCTCCGGCATTAAATAAACTCCTTCTCACACGAGTATACCATATATATTCAATTCAGGTAAATGCTCGCATGTCCAAATACAACACATAATATTCCAGATATACGCAGCACGATGATCTTCATCATCATCACCCCTCATGTACTTAAGATAATGCCTAGTACCACTATCAATATACACATTAGCTGGTATACCTTTTTGCCAATTATGGTCTCCATATTTAATTGCACCTAAGCCAAACCTATGACTAACATCCAACAAAACATTATATATATCTTCATTCATCTCTAATTTTAATAAATCAATAAGATGCTCTACTTCTCCCGATACTTTAAAATTATGTATTAAATTTAAAGGCTTATCCTCTTTTACATTAATCACAATATCAAGGGGTATCAAATCGCATCTACCCTTACAATCATTGTCATCTCTTATAGCTCCACTTGCAAAAGTCCTCATAAGTCCTCCTTTATAACAACAGGTATAACACTATCAACCTTAAGTTTATCATTAAACATCCCATATCTCCTACCAAGTAACTCAGCAGCTTTCAATCTTTCTCTCTCATCTGGAGGTTTACTAATTATATTGGCAGATGAGCATCCATCACCAGTACCCTCAACAGCAACTACACAAGCTCTAGATTCTCCTCGCATAACAGACGTGAGATACTCAAGTACTTCTTCAAGTTCTGCTACTCTAGCACTCTTCATCTTTTGCATATACCCCTCAATGCGTGATTTTATCTCAGGTTTGCTCAGCAGTTCACTCCCAATCGAATATACTGTCTTTTTACTATAACCTGATCTAATTGCCGCTTGAGTTGCATTCAAATCAATTAGATATTCAATTATAAATCTTTCTTGCTTCTTAGTCATACCTCACCTCCTCGTTATCACAAATTTTCACATTCTAATTATCTCACAACGCAAGATGGAAATGATGGGAAATTTACGGAACTTTTTAAATATCTTTACTAAAATCACATTCCTTCTTTATTCACTTAAATACAAAAAGTGGTACTTGCTTAATAGCAATACCACTTCATAAACTTTTTTTATTTTTCATACCTTTTTAATCTATATAATATTTCATCCATATCCGTGATATTTAATACTTTTCCATTATCTCCAATCCTATAGTCGATCTTATCTAAGTCTAACTCTTGACATGAATCCAATTTAACAAAACTATCTTTTATAAATGGTGGTTTAAAATTTATTAATCTATAATTATCCTTAAATCCTAATTTATGTTCTTTACCCTCAACAGATGATACTGTTAATACATTTATCTTATTTCCATTAACTCCTACAACTAAATAAGGACGTTTCTTCGGAATTCCTTTTCCATCTATATATTTAATTCTTACCCAAATACACTGCCCTATTTTCAAAATATAACAAGTTCTCCAAACTCATCTAAATATATACTATAACAATTTTCATCTAATTCATTTAAAGTAAAGTCATACAATTCATCCATTATGCTATAAGATTCTCCATCAACTATAAAGGTTGCATCAATATTTAAATTATTAGGGTCATAATAAAATGTAATACCATTTATAACTTCAGTTTTCTTATTCTTATCTCTATTTCTATAACTATCAATTATATTTTTAATTATAGGTAATTCTTTCTTAATGTTATCATTCGATACAATACAATAGTTTTCACCATCAACATATGAATCCTTCCAAAAATCAAATTCATGATTTAAATCAGATAATTCTTTCGCTGACAATTTATCAAATATGTTTAATGTAATATCTAATGCCTCAAGTTCACATTCTGAAAAATTGGGCTTAAAAGATTCACTTTCCTTTTTTAAACCTAAGTAATCATTTTTATATTTAAGCCTTACAGAATCAACCACACAACCATTCTTAAATGCGTATAGTCTATCTTTAAATAAAGGTTTGTTGTTAAGTGCCATATTAACCAAATTTGAAAATACTAATAACTTTTGTAATTTCATGCTACCATCAAAACTATTATTAAGTCCCGTAGCATTTTTCATAAAATACTTAGCACAATCTAAAACATCTACCATAACAAACCCTCCTTTAATTTATTTTTTTCAATATAACTGTATAATATTCTGCCAACATAATATATTACTATAGGTTATTATAAATCACGTTAAGATACATTAAGTTACTATAAGTTGCTTAATATCATTATAAATTCAAAATATTAATAAAGTCAACGAATTAAACCTGACCTCAACGTGCAAGACTCTTATCTTCATATCAAACTTTTTTTCCTAGGTCTTATTTCAATTTCACAGTCTAGAGCATCAAGCATCAACAAGAAAGTATCTAACTTAACCACATTCCGCTTACTCTCAATCCTAGATATAATCCTAGCATCCCTGTAGACTGCATTAGCTAAATCATACTGATACCAACCCTTTTCTTTCCGTTTTTCAACTACCAAATCTATCAATTTATCATAATCGTACATCCGTTCCTCTCCTTATCTCACACAATTTAATCGCTTCGTCGTTAATCTGACGAGTTCTTTTTTCACTACGACCAATATGTATAGCTATAGATTTCCAAGGCTCAGAATTGAGATAACGCTCAATTAGGACTATTCTATGTAAATTATTGTCGAGACCTCTAATAATATCAAAAGCTTTTTTCTTATCATTTAATAATTCCTTCGATTTACTGAATATACATTTCTCGAGAGCTACATAATCATCTACAATGCTATAAATACCATCCAGATCCTTACTACCACTAACCCGCTCGGAAATGCCTGATTTTATATTCAGAGCCCTCGCTCCTAATCCATCCTTCAAAGATATTAAGCTTTTTATTTCCAGATCTGAAAATCTTATATGCTCTAGCAAATCTCTAACTGATCTCAAATCAAACACTCCTTATCTAACGATTATCTATATTTAAAAGCTAAGTAATCCAATAATTCATCCTGCACTTTACCTTTACGTTGTAGTGCCTCAAGTACTCTTTCTTCGACGGTATTATTACAAATTAAATGGTGTATAATCACATTATGTATCTGACCCTGTCTATAGAGTCTTGCATTAGCTTGTTGATATAACTCTAGATCCCAAGTAAGTCCAAACCAAACAATAGTGTTTCCCCCATCCTGTAGATTCAATCCATACGCACTAGATGATGGATGAGTAAGGAGTAATTTAATCTTACCCTTATTCCAATCATCAACATTATCTTGCGACAACTCTTTTGCAAAATGAAATCTTTCTAAAATTCTATCTAGGTCATGCCTATATTGATAAAAGCATAAGATAGGGCTATCCAAAGTACTCTCAACTATCTCTTCTAATTTATCCAGTTTTTCATTGTGTACAATAAAATAATCACCTGTATCACCATAAACAGCACCATTAGTTAATTGCAATAACTTATTAATTAATACTGATTTAGATACGGCATTAATCTCAAAATCACGAGTAAATTCAAAATAAAATTCTTTCTCGAATTCTTCATAAACTTGTCTATTCTTTAAACTTATTTTTTGGTTAATAAATATCTTATCTGGTAAATCCAAATAATCCTCAGCCTTCATACTAATACAAATATCAGAAACTTTATTTTTAATTAATTCACTAGACCCATCTTTTAATTTATAAGTAAATACTCTTTGACTATCTCTCTTGTCGGGTATAAAAAATTCATTTCTGTAGCTAGTTAATGTATTACCAAGTCTCTCACCACTATCAAGTAAATATATTTGACTCCAAAGGTCTATGTACCCATTAGGGTTAGGAGTTCCAGTCAATCCAACAACCCTAACACTCTTACGTATAACCTTCCTCAGAGACATAAACCTATTAGAGGTTGGATTTTTAAAACTAGATAGCTCATCTATAACTATCATATCAAAATCCCAATCTCTACCTAAATAAGTAACAAGCCAAGACACATTTTCCCTGTTAATCACATAAATATCTGCCTGTGTCTCTAAGGCTTTAATTCTCTTAGCTTTATCTCCTAGCATAAGAGATATATTGAGATCTTTTAAGTGATCCCATTTATATAATTCTTTAATCCACGTATCCTCTGCTACTTTTAACGGTGCTATTATTAAGACCTTAGCTATATCAAAACGATTAAACATTAAATCATTGATAGCTGTTAAAGCTATAACTGTTTTGCCCAGCCCCATATCAAGAAACAAACCGCATCTATCAATCTCAATTATCTTGTTAATTGCTTCCTCTTGGTATTTGTGAGGTCTAAATTCCATTCCTTGAAAACCCCCTCAATCTTATCCTTATCATCTATAACATAAACTTTAAATCCTAAATTTTTTAATTTACTATGTACAAATTTTTGAATCTTTCTCGGCTTTTTCCCTTTTTGTTTAAACTCTACAAAAAATATTCTTCCTTTAGGTAAAAGAATTAATCTATCTGGAATTCCAACATAACCTATAAGTTTTATACACAACCCAAAACTAGATTCAATTTTCATCTTAAAATAATTTTCTAGTGTTCTTTCTAACATAAAAACTCCCTTAAATTTGTTATATAAAATGTATACCATCCAAACCCTTATGATATAAGTAATTAACTCTTTGATAACAACACAGCAACAACAGGAACAAATTTTTTCTATATAGACTATATATTATATGTAACATATAACTTATAAATCTTTATACATATATACTATATTTTTTATTATTTTATTTAATATATATAATATATTGTTGTTATTGTTGCCATATATATATAATCCTTAAAATATAAGGCTTATACTCGACAACAGTTTGAGTAAAAACTGTTGCTAAAACTGTTGTCTTTGTTGTCTTTCAACCTAAATTTTTTCTCTTAAATGCTCTTTGTCTTCCATAGTATCCAAAACGAATAGGATTGGCACTCCTAATCCAATTACCACCCTTAATAATAAGATCTCCAATTTCTCGACTCTTTTGCATATTTAAATCTTTCTTGTCTCCTTCGAGCAGTTCGCACCATACTTCAATAACACTTATTTTATCTCTAGGTTTTCCTAATTTCTTTTCATTCCTTATATAATTAATCCTTTGAAATACATCTTTTTCATACCAATCATCTGGTACAGGCATATCTAAATATTCATTTACAATACCTTCAAGAGGGTTGTGTTTTGTATGACTCTCTTGCTGCTGTTTCGCTATAGCGTTAGCTTCTTTATCTAGTATTAATGACTCACCAGCTTTGTAATACTTCACTGCTTCCGCCCATATTTGATCTACTTCATAAGCATTTAAATCTTTCCATATATTCTTTTTAGCTTTGTTTGCATCAACGTCTAAAGGCAAGAATCGTCTATTACCTGTTGTATCTCTCAAACAATTACGATCATTAGTTGTACAAATGAATATACACTGTCTCTTATGACTTTTTGTATTTCTAGCATAAACGCTTCTAAAATTATCTTCCTGTTTACTCATAAATTGCTTTATTGTCTCGATTTCTACTCTTTTCATAGCTGCAAGTTCAGCGATCTCTATTATCCAGTTGCCCTGTATCTGTTCATATGCTTCTCTACCTTTAAGTGTTGTTATACTATCGCTATACCATTCTTTACCCAATCTTTTTATTATCTGGCTTTTACCTACCCCTTGATCTCCTACAAGCACTATACTTGTGTCTAGTTTTACTCCAGGTTCAAATATTCTAGCAACAGCTCCAACTAATGATTTTCTCGTTACTGATCTTGAATATATATTATCTTCAACACCCAAGTAATCAATAAACAATGTGTCTAGTCGATTGATTCCATCATAATTTAAAGAATTTAAGTAATCTAATACAGAGTTAAAGCTGTTTTTCTTTACTATAACTCCGTAAGCATCATAAGTATTATTCCGATGATTTATTTCATAGTTCTTTTCTAGATATAAGCGTAATCCAGAATCATCAGAATCTTCCCATTGTCTTTTTGTATTACTCTTATCCCATGGAATAGACCCAATAATCCATGTTTTATTATTAAAGGTATCTATTTTAAATTTATCTTTTAAATTTTTGTCATTTGATAGAATAATCTCAATATTTTCTATAGAAGGCTTAATCACATTCTTTTTGTTATATTTTAATTTACTTTTCCAGATATCATTTCCTGATAATTTAGCATTACAAGATCTCTTTTTTATTAACCATGTAACGTTATTTCTAAGTGCCTTAAAGTCGCATTCTACCGTTTTCCTGAAAGTCGCATTCTTTCGTGTTACATGATCCCCTAAATATTTAAGCTTAGATTCTTTTTTAATAAAACTTTTTATCTCATTTTTGTCTATTTTTTTATTCCTAATAATGAAATGACTCATTATTTTAAACGAAGGTAAGTATTTTAAATTTGTTTTCTTATCAAATTTCTCATCTAAATGACCATATAAATGAATTCTTAATAGATCAAAAGCATTACAAAGTCTTCCACTTGTTGGATCAGTTGCATGGTTTGAATATGTAAATAATCCATTATCATATATTAAAACCCCTCCATATGTACTTCCCTTAATGTACGTATATCTATCATCACTACAGGGGGAATAAACATCATATAAATATTCCTCTATAACTTTTCTAACATCATATACTCTACAAAACGCACCTATTATTCCACCTTTATCTCTTGGATCCTGTTGTCTATGTTTATGTACTCTTATTTTGTTTTTTTCTCTATCTGATACATACCACTGTGATCTGTCTCTCCAGTCATCATATAATTCCAAAGTTTTATCTACGTCCAAAGGGAAAGTATCTCTAAATTTAAATATATATTCACCATCTTTACTTACACTTGGATAATACATGAGTCTGTGAGGTTGGTATGTTGTATCATCAAACATATTAATATCTATTTGATTAGCTATTTGTCTTCCTAAAGCTTCATATTCTTCATTGTCACAAGTACGAGAAAGAGGTATAATTAATCTATACCTCGGATTATGTTTTGTGTATTTATGTGTTGAAAACACACAATAACTGAATTCAAAGTAAGTTTCTAAGAATTCAGTTATTTCTTCATTTGCATAATCTGCATCTAAAGTTAATATGCATCTATTTAACACATTGTTAGTTCTACGAAATCCGTCTCTCAATTCTCCACCAACAAACCCACCAACATCTTTAATATCATCTTGTTTTGATTTCTCCATATTAAAATATTCTTCTTGTGTTTCATCAGTTATAATAGGTTTCTTCAAACTCTCAACAAATTCTAACCAGCTTAATTCTATCTTATTCCAATTCTTACTCTTTCTACTTTTTCCAACTGATATAATCATCACATATCAACTCCTTTTAATCTTTTTTATAAAACATAGTTTCAAATCCAGATGCACTCAAATTCAATCCCTCTGCCCATTCTATAGGTTCAGCCATAATATTTTCTATGTCCTCAACTAGAACATCTTTATTAGTTTCTAGTATCACTTCATCATGCACATGAAAAATTAATCTAAATCCTCTATTATGTAAATTCTTAATGCTTTCTGCTAAACAATCTCTTGCTACTGCTTGTACAATATTTTCAACCAATTTCCCCCCGTAGGTTTCTATATCTTCCCAAGCTTTAGTAGTTCCATTAACTCCCTTATAAACAATTGATTCACTACCAAACCTATTCAAAACAATTTTAGGTTGAACATATGAAAGTTTACGTCCTGAAGGTAAAGTGATAAATAAAATTCCATCTTTTTTATTAAAGATAATACCTTTATCTATACTAGAAGATACTCCTTTAACGGCATTTATTGCACCTTTTTCTACTATTCGCCAAAATCTCGTTATATTTGGATTCGCCTTTCTCCAACTATCAACAAGTTCTTGAAGTTCATTTTCTTTCAATCCCATTTCAATGCCACCCATCTGCTTTAAAGCTCCAACGCTACCACCGTAACCGAGTGCAAGTTCAGCAATTTTTCCTTTTTGCCTTAATGGGCTAGATTTTGTAATAAACTCTAATGGAACTTTAAACATTTGAGAAGCTGACGCTTCATAAATCTTACCATGAGTATTAAATACATCAATTCTCCATTTCTCATCAGCAAGATAAGCTATTACTCTTGCCTCGATTGCTGAAAAATCACACACTATAAATTTCTTATCCTTATTTGGAATAAAAGCAGTTCTTATAAGTTGTGATAATATATTTGGTATGTTGTCATACATCATATCAAACAACTCATAATCCCCTTTTATTATTAATTCTCTTACCATATCTAAATTAGATAAATGATTCTGTGGTAAGTTATGTACTTGTACTAATCTTCCTGCCCATCTTCCTGTTCTACTAGCTCCATAGAATTGAAGTAATCCTCTAATACATCCGTCATTACAAATACAGCTTTTCATTCTTTCATATTTCTTAATTGATGTTTTCCCGAGTTTTAGTTTTAAATCGAGTATTCGTTTTAATTTTTCATCTTTTGTATTATCGAGTATTGACTGAATAGTTTCCTTATCTACACTTAATGCTTCTATTCCTATGCTATTTAGATATTCTTTTACTTGTTTACTTGATTTTGGATTAACACCTTCAGTTAGGTTATCAAAACTACGTTTGCATATATCTGTATAAATAGCATCAAATCTTATAGCACTATCGATGAGTCTTTCATCTACCCTAATCCCTCGATCATTAATAATTTGATCTATAACATAAAGTTCTTGTTCTTTATCTGGTATTGGATATTTTATTAATCTTTTTCTTATCTCTGATTCTACTTTTACATCTTGGATACAATAACTTTTAAATTCCTCCCATTTTATAGGATCATCTTTTGGTGTTCGTCTAATTCCTTTGTGCGGAATTGAGAAATAATGTATAAGCCTTGTTCCTTTAGCATCCTTTTGAGCATCTAAATTTAATGCCTTAGCTACATCTTTCAAATGATTAGGAAGACCTAACATCGACGCTTGAACTGCTGTGCATCTCCACTCTTCGATAGGTAGTTTAATATTTAAAAATCTAGATAAACATACTCGTTCAAAATTTGCGTTATATGCTGTTTTAATAACATCAGGATTGATAAGATCATTAATAATGAATTGTGGTAATGTCTTAATCTCTGTAAGATCTATAATTTTAATTTCTTCATCATCGTATTTATACGCAAATAAGAGTATAGTAAAAGCAGCGGATTCTGCATAAGCATAAACCCCTGCTTTCTTAATATCCATATCACTATAAGTTTCTATATCAATTGATAATGTTTTCATAATAACCCATCCATATCTGTATCAATTGATGCAGCCTCAACAGATTCAAAATCTAGTTCAGCACTTAATTTTCCTCCTAAGACTTCACCTTCATCTGTTTTCATCAAGTTATTGAGTCCACAAGCTATACCTTTATTGCCATTAGTATTAAAAGCA